GTATAGATTAGGCTAGACCAATGATCCTCCGTGAGTATCAGGAAGTCGCTGTAAACGATGCTTCTGATGCACTGGATAAGCACGGTAACACTTTAGTCGTTGCACCAACTGGGGCTGGAAAGACAATCATGCTTTCTGCCTTGGTTGGTAAACGTCACAAGAGTTCACAGAACGTGCTTGTGCTACAGCATCGTGATGAACTCGTTTCACAGAACTCAACAAAATTTCATCTCGTTAACCCATCCTTGAAGACCAGTGAAGTAAACGCTGCACAAAAGGATTGGTCAGGTGATGCTGTGTTCGCAATGGTGCAGACACTTTGCCGTGAGAATAACTTGGCAAAGATGCCTAAACTTGACCTTATCGTAGTTGATGAGGCGCATCATACCATTGCGGATACATATCAACGTATCATTAACGCCGCAAAGGAGGCCAATGAGGGGGTTCAAATCGTTGGCTTTACCGCTACCCCCAACCGTGGTGACAAGAAGGGCTTACGGGACATATTTACCAATTGTAGCCACCAGATAGAAATATCCACGTTAATTCGTGAAGGGTTCCTCGTTCCACCAAAAACATATGTGATTGATGTTGGTGTACGAACAGAGTTGAGCCAAGTGCGTAAAACCATATCAGACTTTGACATGGCGCAGGTCGAGCGGATTATGAACCGCCGTGCTATCAATAAGCGTGTCGTTGAAGAATGGTATGATAAGGCTGGTGATCGCCAAACCATTGTATTCTGTTCAACGGTGCAGCATGCCGAAGATTTATGTGAGGAGTTTGTGGCGTATGGTATTGATGCCGCAACGGTCACAGGTGACACACCTAAAGATGAACGCGAACAAATCTTACATGATCTAAGCACTGGATATGTTCAGGTCGTTGTCAACGTAGCTGTGTTGACTGAGGGCTTTGATGCTCCGCCTGTATCCTGCATCGTGTTAACTCGCCCATGCTCATACAAAGCAACAATGGTGCAAATGATTGGTCGCGGTCTGCGTACAGTCGATCAGGAAGAATATCCTGGTGTTATAAAGTCTGACTGCATTGTGATGGACTTTGGCACATCCGTATTAACGCATGGATCACTTGATGACGCTGTTAACCTTGACGGTCAGGAAAAGACTGGTGACGGTGAAGCGCCGATGAAAGTCTGCTCCAACTGTGGGGGCGAGATGCCCCTTAACGCAAGAGAGTGTCCTATGTGTGGACATGAGATGGAGCGTCCAGAGCCAGATATATTAGAGGACTTTGTTCTTACAGAGGTTGATCTTACAGAGCGTTCTCCATTCAGATGGGTAGATTTGTTCGGTAATGGTGCCTGTCTGTCTGCATCTGGGTTTAATGGTTTTGCATTAATCGCCAATGTCGATGGTTTATGTATCGCTGTTGTCAAAAAGAAAGAGGGCAAAACGCGGGTAATAAGCATTGGTACAAAGAGACAGGTAACGGCGGCTGCCGATGATTTTATGAGACAGAATGAAACTGGAGACAGCGCAAAGAAAACAAAGCGTTGGCTTAATGATGCTGTGAGTCTCAAGCAACGTGAGTTGTTGGGTAAGTATGGTATTGTAATTAGTCCAATTGATTTTTCGTGGACTAAGTATAGAGCCGCTTGTATGTTGAATTATGTCTGGAATAAGGCGTTTATTGATAATTTAGTTAACAATGTAGTTACAGAAAAGAAAAGCGCATGAACCGTGGTGAGGTAAAATTAAGAGTTTTATTCATAGAGGATGAATGCATTGAAGCCTCTTATTCTGTGTTGTTTACTGACCCAGATGATAGAGAGGAGCTGCAGGACGTTATCACTAATTTGTTATATGGCCTGATAATGAATAAGGAAGAGATGTTTGAGGGTGCGCTCGTAGAGGTTGATATACAAGACAAAGATGATTTGTATGTGTGTACATATGGGCCATTATCACAGGAGGTTATAGAATGGATACGGGAGGGAGTCCCAGAGACTCTTCACTAAAACAAGTAGGAGAATTGTTCGGGAATATCGGTTGGGAAAAACGATTATGTGATTTGAACGAGGAGGAAGTGTTAGCCATAACACTAATCCTAAAAAGAATATCAGAAGGGCTTGATGATGAATACTCTAGCACAAACCTTACAGAAATTTACTTCCGATATGGAGGCGGCAGAATCGGCCTCACAGAATCAGACATCCCATTCTGATGCACAAAACATAATCAAAGAGCTTGATCGTGGTATCGTAGACAAGGAACGCAAGCAGCCAAGACGTAGGTATCTTGGTGCATCTTCTCTTGGTGATCCATGCCCACGCAAGCTCCAGTACCGTTACATGAACCAAGAGGTTGATGAAGGTAAAGAGTTTCCTGCACAAACTTTACGGATATTCGGACTCGGACATGTCATCGAAGATATGATGATCATGTACTTCCGAGATGCTGGCTTTGATCTGCGGACGGAGAAGGGAGGCGAACAATTTGGTTTTGAGACTGCTAACGGTGAAGTCAGAGGGCATATCGATGGGGTCATATGTGGTGGTCCACTGCACATGAGATACCCCATGTTGTGGGAATGTAAGTCAGCGTCTGAGAAAAAGTTTAATGAATTTGTTCGTAAAGGTGTAGCAGAAGCCAACCCGGTGTACGCAGCACAGGTTGCATTGTATCAGGCATATATGGAGCTTACTGAAAACCCATGTGTTTTCACGGTGTTAAACAAGAACACCAGCGAGATATATATTGAGATGATACCGTTCAACGGTGAGCTTGCACAGGCCACCAGTGACAAAGCAGTACAAATATTAAAAGCGACTCAGGCGGGTGATATGTTGCCTCGTGTTGCACAGAACAATGATTATTTTGTTTGCAAATATTGTGAGTTTCGCAATACTTGCTGGTCTAAAAAAGAAGGGGCGGTATGAGCCGCCCCTATAGTGAAAACGATATACTTAACGAGGTACAATATAATGAGTGTAGTGAGGTTTGGCAATACTACATCTAGTAATAATATAGTCGAAGAAATATCTCGCCGAGTCCCAAAAGGCGAACAAATTCGTATCCTGCAAAGCACATTCCCTGCTGGCCGCATACATGGCAAGACATTTTACATAGGCTCTGTGCTTGGTGATCCAGGTCAATCATTAAAAATAAACATTGATACAATGTCTCCGCATTTCATGCAGGGGCAGGATTTCAATGGTGGCATTGGTATCGGGGGCATAGTCAAGATATTGATGGAAGCCAGAGGCATGAACATGTCAGAGATAAAAGATATGTTCTCTGATTATCTTGAAAATACTGGGCCTGAAATTGTTCGTGATAATGCACCAATCGAAAACCCCATACGTCCACAATATAACGCTAACTCACCATATGACGCAGAGTATGTATACACTAACGCAGACGGTGAGGTGCTTGTTACAGTTCGCAGATACAATGTAAAAGACATTGCTGGCAATCCTATGCTGAACACCAAGGGCAAGCCAAAGAAAGAGTTCCGTCCGTTTGTAGAAGGCTCTCCGTACTCCAAGTTTCCTGACATAAGACCACTGTACAATATACCTAACATACTAGCATCTGATCGTGTTGTATGGGTTGAGGGTGAAAAGTGTGCTGATGCTCTTAATCGTGCTGGATACACTGCAACATGTACAATTGGTGGGGCTGGTGCGCTAACCAAGAAGACCGCGCCACAGTTTGATTTTTCTCCACTGCAAGGCAAAGAGTTAATCCTGTGGCCTGATAATGACACAGGCGGTAAGAAGCTGGCTGATCTTATTCAGGACTTGGCTCTTGCTGCTGGCGCTAGGTCGGTAACAATGCTGACACCGCCTATGGGTAAGCCTGAAGGCTGGGATGCCGCTGACGCTTTGTCAGAGGGCTTTAATATTGAAGAGTTTGTACATACCAAAGCCAAGATAACCAGAACAAATATTAATCTGCTGGATGATTCCTTCCTGGTGAGTCGATTCGCCGGGGCTGCACCCGAACAAAAGTTCTTAATTGATGGCACGTTTCCGCTTGGAGTCCCGATTTTGTTTGCCGCAGCAGGTGATGCTGGTAAGGGCATGATGACATTGGACATGGGGATGAAGATCGCATCAGGTAAGCCTATGACAAATGCTTTCGGGGGGCTGGTTAAAGAGTTTGGTAACGTGGTTATATTCACTGCTGAAGATGATGAATCCGAAATGCATAGAAGAGTTGAGCGTCTTGATCCGTTTGAAGAGCGGCAGAATTATCCGTATGATTTAAAGATTGTATCACTGCCGAATGTGGGCGGCGTGTTCGCAGTTATGAATGAGTCGGGCGGTGAGTTCGGTACGACAGAAGAGTTTGAGAAGATATACGAACAAATCTTACAGATGAGCAATTTGAAGTTGATTGTATTTGATCCATTAGCATCTTTTGTACATGCCGATGTTAACGCCGATCCTGCGGCTGGCGCTGCTTTGACAGGTCTGCTGGCTCGTATGGCTACAGAAACAGGTGCATCTGTACTGGTTTGTCATCATATGACAAAGATAAAGGACGATGCTGTGGTTAAAACACCAGAGCAAGCTCGTAATTTAATCAGGGGTACAACAGCCTTGGTTGATGGTGTGAGGTCATCTTTTGCTATGTGGCAAGTCGATACGGCTCGTGGCAAGAAAACATGTGAACGGTTGGGTATGCCATACCAGCGTAACAGTTGCTTTGATGGCGCTGTGGTTAAATCTAACGGGCCAGCCAGTAGAAATGTTCGGCATTTTGTCCGGGATCCGCTGACGGGTTTGCTTAGTGATCGCACCGATGAGATAGCCGCAATGAATACAGGCACGGCGCTGGAGATCAAGTTAACCGCTATGTATGAGTGGATAATTGAATGTGAGAACAATGGTGTGGCTCTCACACATATGAGCGGTAACAACGGTGTTCACAAAAGATCTGAGGATGCTGACGCACCAGAAGTATTGCGCGGTGTTAGTAAGCATACGTTAGAGCGATATGTTCGTGATCTACAACAAGAGGGCCGCATAGATAAGTTTCAGTTGACCGCTACAGGTGGCAGAATATGGCTTGGGTCAGTTGAAGGTCCGATGAGCCGTGGTGAGTATGAGGCAACGACAGCGCGGGATAATATATGATCAAAAACGGTGATGGCAGCATAGCTCGTTTGGTTGCAGATGGCTTGTGTCCTAGATGTCACACAGCCATGCAACCAGTTGAGGTGCATGGGCATTACCAATGTTCGGTATGTCAATTAGTGATTAATGAGTGCTGTCAAGGAGAGAGGGCAGATAATGAAAAGGGCAAAGGTGCTGGAGACAGCTAAACAATATGTAACGAAAGACCGAGCAGCAGACCACGGAGCTATGGAGGACAATTTCCGAACAATTGCTCGTTATTGGTCGTTGCACCTAGGAGTCGATATTACTCCAGGCGATGTTGGTGTGATGATGAGTCTGTTGAAAATTGCTCGTATTAAAAGTAACGTGAAACATGAGGACAATTATATTGACGGTTGCGGTTATTTAGCTTGTGCCGCAGAGTGTGAAGATGAGCGATAAGAACCGAACAACTTATGAATGTAAGATTTTAGAGAATGTCTCTGATGGCAGTAGGCGTGGTAAAGCATCTATGGCAAACATGGATCGAAACTATAGAGACTGGATTCAATCTAATAAGTTGGCTTGGGATACAGCCAACGCAAATATCCCAGATGATGCCTTTGCAGATGATGTGCCAGATGACATTGATCAACATGGCACAGTGTCTAAACAAGTCACCCATGTATGGACTGATCACCACTTAAATGAACCTGTGTGATTTTTTTTGTTGACAAGTATGCAATCACTTCCTATTTATACTATCAGGCACTATCACTGGAGGTGAATATGAAAGAATACATAAAGAAAGAGGAAAGAGTTTTCTTAGGTTACACTCGTGAAGAATTGTCAGACGCATTTTTTGAAGTGGCTAATTCTGACAATTGGAAAGAGGAAATTCAAGCCACTATTCCAGCGTCAGATTTTGACATTGTTAATAGTGCAGTAATTTTCTTTACAGGTGGTGGATTGGAATCCGTAAAAGAATTTGAGCGTGATGGAGAAACATTCTTAGATGTTTTTGGTCACGGTTATTATGTGCATATAGGTGCATGAGATGACCAGATTAACAAATTATTTGGAAGCACAGGCATTGCTTAATCAGACGATTAACGCCGTGCATGATTTAGTTACCAACGATGCCA